AATAGTACAGAAACTAATAGTACATCTATCATACCTACATCTGCCGTTACATATGCATTAGCACAAAGTATAAATGAAATGGGAGGCAGTGGTATGCTATATTTTAGTTCGATAACATTTAGTGATACTTATACAAAAACAAGTACAAGTCTATTCACATTCACTGGAACTATTGACATTCCTGATGGTTGCAGCAAAGTGTGCTTTATATATAAAGATATTACATCTACTGGTTGCTCTAGCGCAACCATATCATCTATATCAATTGATGGCAATAATATTACAGCTAATATAAATGTAAAGATGACTGGTATGGGTATTCCATCGGATATATCAGTTACAATATATTACCTTTTACAATAGCAATAACCCCAGTATGGAAATCCATACTGGGGAGTATTTTTTATTTTTGTACTAATAAGTGTATACCACATGATACACTAGTGTATTTTAATGGATATTCACTAGTAGAATTATACCTTGAATATACCTTATATTTTGGAGTTATAATGTTTATATAATTATCTTCATCTATATATACAGTGAAATCACTTTCAGAATAAGTACCATTCTTACTAGCCGTATTGGATGAGCTACTTGTAGTAACAACATAACTAAATGCAGTTGTAATATTCAAATTATCGTGGAATATATGAATTATTTTATCATACCCATCTACTGGTGAGGTAAATTTGCTTTTGATTTTAAATCTAATAGTATTAGCATATACAGTAGAACTACCACTACCAGTAATAGTAGTAGCTGACTCGATCACTTCTACACCATCTGTGCTACTACAGTTGTTATAATCAACCTGAGTATCAAATGTATGTGTAAAACTAAAATATACGTGTGCTATCATACTACTGCCTCCCATTTCATTTATACTTTGTGCTAATGCATATGTAACGGCAGATGTAGGTAAGATAGATGTACTATTAGTCTCAGTACTATTAGTAGTACTATATAAATTACTAGCTTTCCATTTTAATGCAGCCAAGTCTTATATCTCCTTTATATAATAAGATATAAAACCCTAGATATTTAGAATATATATCTAGGGGGGGGGTAATTTTTACCCTCCACCCTAGTATTAATATGATGTAATCACCGTTATCTTAGATCTGTAATATTATCAAATTGCCGTTGAAGATCACTTTTTGGCGCATCATCAATATCATAGAACTCATCAAATACAGAATTCGGAATAGTTGCTAATGTGCTACTTCCTAATCCATCTGGATCTAGATGATTATGTTTATACCAAGCATCTCTTGTTCTTGGATCATTCCGAAGCATTTCATCTGCTCTTTCATTATCCAATCTCTGTTCATCTTCCCATTGTGAAAATGATTTAGAATTTACAGATTGATTGAAGAATGCTTTAGTCTCACTATATACTTCATTATCATCTAAGTCTATCTCTGCTACAATATTCTCTAAATCTTCTCCAACTCCAAATTCTACAGTAGAATCATCATCTGTATCTATAGTACCTTTCTCAAGTCCATATCTCTCCATGAGATTTTTGCCTTCATACCAGATATATAGAGCAAGCAGATAAGAGAATATTTGGTCATCATGGGCATTATCAGAATGCTCAATACGTCCATTCTTTTTAACTTCCAATGTGCATAATTCATTGTATATGATTGGAGATATAAATTTAGATTTATGATTATCCATTCTATCTCTGAGGATCTCCATGAGAACTTCCCTAGATTTCTTGGTTTCATCATATCCATATACTTTAACAGACTTAGTTACCTTTTGTATCGTTATGCCTTGTGCACGTTCTTCAAATACTCTATCCTTAATTTCATAATATAGATTGCGCTTGATTTTTGTTTTAATTAGTGTACTTAATACACTAGCTCCAAAACCCAATATTTCATTATACTCGCAACGTATAATGTATGGTCGATTCCATATCACTCCCATTACAGGACGTGCGTAGATCATTTGTGCATCTGCATTTCTACAGAGTGGTATTTTTCTTCCTCCATAAGCTTGAGGTTCTACATTAAGGCTTTCGCCTCCCTCGTTAAGGGATGATCGTTGAACGTTTATCTAATTAACTTAGATAATTCGCTGCTAAACATCGGCTTGTTATCGAATACTTAGGACCATTTAAATATGGCTTGTATTTCACCTTATATTCATCTTTGCACTTCTTTCTACTTTCGTTCCATCGCACTTATCCTTGCGGATTATGCTGTGGCAGCAAAGCTCTTGACCGACTTCCTAGCACTGTTAAACACCAGAAAACACACCCGTCGCCAGATATGCTGAGGTTGCTGTAAAGCTACTCCGTTGCGCTCTATATTAACTATTGCATTCGGCATAAATTTGGTAACTAATTCATATATTACTTTAGCTAAATCATTTGTAGATATATAGTTGCAGTTTAGACATGCAACTGTTTCTGTTGTTCTAGAATCTACTACAGTTATAGCAGAAGCATCTTTAGAATAACCACCAGATACATCGACTCCAATTAACGGCGGCCATCTTATACTCTCCATTGCCATCGGTCTATATAGATCCATAAAGTAATATCTAGCTAGACAAATTTGTGTAATAGGTTCTTTTACCAAAGATTTTACAATATCCAAATCTTGTTTTGTAAACGGAGAATTATCAGAAGAATTGGACCACTCAAGTAATACTTCTCGTCTGATTGCAGGCCAGTTTTTCTTGAGGTTGATACAAGCATTCTTAAAGTATTCTTCTCCACTTCCAAGTTCTTTATATGTAAATCTAATATATACGAAACTAGAATCGGTATTAGTAGCAATCCATTCTTGAAGTTGCTGCATATTATAATCATATACCATTTCATTAAATGGTATTGCCATATTCTTAGTTGTATATGCATCCATTCCTTCTGGTGTAGTAAGATCACCAGGAGTAGTTGTGATAAGAATTCCATACGGTGCACCATTTCGTTTTGCATTCTGAGATGCAGTTTGGAATGCAGGTGTAGCAGCTGCATAGATAATATCGTTATGAAGAATGAATGCATACTCATCATACCATTGCAGTGGCATTGTACAACCACGACCAAGTGAGTTTGCATTAGCTTTATTTCTAGCACCAGGCATTGCCTTGATTTTATTGTTATTGTAAATATTAGTCATAGATTCTGCATTATCTCTTACGATCATAGGCTTTCCATCTTTACCTTGAGTCTCGTTCATTCGTAAGTATCTAGGTAATGCTGCTCTAATATCTTTTAGACGCTGTAAGTTCAATTTAGAGTCATCATGTTTCTTATTCATAAACATCATTTCTGAGTTGGTAGTTCCGAAATTATATACCCATAAGTACCATACAATAGCACCAATAGATTTACCATGCTGACGTGGTAATTCCATAAACATATTCCAATTCAGAATCAATCCGAAGTTTAAAGCTAAGTTTCCTCGATGAAGTTTATATGGTTTACCTCCACCTACAGTACCACCTTGGTCTGGTATACGTACTACTTCTCTGATGAAGTACCAATAGTTTACCATACACTCTCGAAGAATCTTTGCTTTCATCATCTCATTCAGATTAGGATCTCGTGGATTTACTCCAGCCAGATCTCTATCATATAAGATGAGGAAGAATTTATTATTTTTTATGCCTTTAGCTTTTAGAAAGAAATGCATTTCTAGAAAGCTCTTATTTGATGTCTCCATCTGATAATAAACCTGTTGAGGCATATTAGTATAAGCTTGCTGACTTACCATCTAATTATTGCACCTCCTTACCTATAAATTACTCGGATGTACAAAAATACGCATTTTACGTAGAGTCAGACAAAAAATAAATGAGGTGGAGATTTTTATCTCTCCACCTCTAATGACTGCATATAAGATTGAAAAATATTGTTTTTAGCAACCAATTGTTACTACTCTTCTACGAGTATCCATGATCCTTCATCCCAGTTTTCCATTGTAACACCTCCCTCCATTATAGGATATGCAACAATGAAGTTGCAGGAGATGTCTAATCATCATCATTGAATGTTTTATTTTTAGTCTTGTTGATGTGATTATTTTTCCAAGCCTCGTTAGCTTGAAAGCTGGGATATACTTGGATCTATAATTAACGTAATACATATTCAGTTGTTGGATACTGCATGCTATCATATGTGTTTATCGATAACTATTCCTCCTAACGTAATTTATTATATTAAAATACTATCACATTATCGTCTACGAGTATATGCAGCGTCAGTGTGATAGTATTCAATATGCCCTTTAGGACCAAGGTATTCAAGACCTGTAATAGCAAACTTGATTACCTTGTTACGTTTGATGTAACCATACTCATATAAGTTATGAGTAATGATTGCTGCAATAGTGTTGCTTAGCATACACAGAAACATGCCAAGCGCTGCTATCAGCACGATAATTATTGGATCTGTTTTGTCGATGTCAAACCCCAGTGACATTGCGAATATCACCGCAAATACAACACAAAGTTTGTTTAATATCACCGCTATTGCATACTGCTTTCTCGCTTTTCTTCTGTTCATTACTAATCCCTCCGTGATTAATTATTTATACTTTTTTATTTTTATACATCGTCTTCGTCTATATCACTCGTTTCCAATATTGAACTTGTGATAATCCAAACAAGACTGCGTACTATGAATGAGATGAATACTCCAAAAGCTACATCATCATTCAATCCTATATTATTCACGCCTAATGTAATAACAATGACATCTATAATGGCGCAAATTATGAATGGAATAGTGATGATCTTGCATTTTTTCATTTTAATCACCGCCTTTCTTATTCAAGTATTTTCTCTATTCACTATTATAATATGTAACCATAGATATCTAGTTTTACATATTTACCAAACCCAAAACACATTAATAAAATAAAATAGGAGGTGTGCAAATATTATGAATTTAGCACAAAATTCTGATTATCAGATTGTATCAACAAATGAAGCTGCTAGTATCATATGTAGATTTACTCCTGATATGATTAGTGATATAGTGTCCGAAGCAATTACTAATAAATATAGAAGTTATTCACCTAGTATGCCTAATATTGTAGGTGCAATCGAAACTAATATTAGAATGGCTCAGACTGGATTACCGGATTATACTAATGAATTAGCATCACAGAAGAACGATATCTATATTCAGATTATCAATATGGTATGTACTGCGCATGGACTATCATGTACGATACCTGAAGGGGAAGATATCTATACTATCGCTCTCAGTGTATATGATTTTCTTATTGCTCAGTTTAATACATATCTCGTTCAGTTCTTCGTTAATTATATTAATAGAGAAAAGAATATGATCTATGAGACTCTTGAACTTGCATCTAAAAGAAAAGAAGCATCTGCATATAGCAAGAGACTCTATAAGAATGGTAATTCTAAATTAGCAATCATCCATGCGAATCTGGAGTTTGTATTACAGAATATCTGTTCTTATGATGTAGACTTTGAGACTTATACAGACTTAGCTTATATTCCAGATAGACAGAAATCTAAATATATTCAAACCATTCTTATGGATAATGGAGATTTCTTTACTAGAATTATTGTACCATATTATCAGGCTAACTATGCTACTCTGACCACTACAATTAAATTAAGTTTACAAGGACTATCCACAGTAGAATTAGTAGATTTGGTATAATATAGAGGAGGGTACATGAATGAAGTATTTATTAACCCCAGTTAATGATAGATACCCATTGACACAAGTATCATTAATATCAAATATTGATGGAGCACATACTCAGACTACTGTTATAGGATATATTGCTCTTCCAGCATTTACTGTTTTATCCGCAATGCTGACAACTCATGTTATTTCTTGGTATAATGATCCATTATATCCATCTTGTATGGTGCCTGGTAAATATAGTCTAAGTATAAGAAATGTGGGAAGCATGTATTCATATCACACCACAAGCCTTAGACCGATATATACTGATATCATATCTTTTGCTAGTAACAGTGGTGATCTGCTAGAACGAGCACAGATCAATACCAATACCAAAGATGAATATCTTGGTATTCTAGTTAATATAAAAGCTAATAATCACACTATTCAGAAAGCAATCAATGCTCAGAAAATTTTACGAGAAGTTGATATTGATGAGAATGCAACTGATCTTGTAGAATATGTGAAAACTAAATGTGAGAGATTATTAGAATTCCTATCTAGTGATAATGAATTGAATGGAATAGTTCACTATGCATTATCATGGATAATGACTAAATTTACTAATATGACTCTAAATGAAGTACCGCAAATATCAAAAGAACTTTTGAAAACTGATGAACTATAAGGAGGACAAAATGAATATCAATAAAGAATACGATGAACTGTTAGAGAAAGCAGATACAATTACAGCTGAGCAAATTGATGAGGTAAGTAAACTTATTGAAGAAGAGTCTATAGTAGGAAAAGATCTCGAAGAAGCTAAAGAATTGGCTGAGAATGCTAATCTGGAAAATGAAGAAGCTTTAGCTAAAGTGGTTCTTAATCCTGTTACTGGAAAACCTATGCTCACTGAAGAATGGGTAGATGATGAACATGCTAAGACTTTAGATGATCTATTCGATGAACCGATTGCTGAAGATGATATCGATCCAAAAACAATTACAATTGGTAATGAAGCTATTCTACAGGCAACTGCCGATATGTTTCCACAGGTTAAACTGTCAGATGTGGATATCGATATTATTATCAAAGCTGCTGATAGATATAAAACTGAAGAGAAATTTGCATTCTATAATGCAATGCCTCAAGTGATCAAAAATGGAATCAATGATCTTATTGGTATTGATATGGCCACTAAGATGGGCGGATACAACAAAGAGGGGCGTAACTATGCTGCATCTATGTATCTAGATTCCATTATCTCCAATCAATTGATGTCTACAGCTTTAACTGATTTCCAGCAGTCTGTAAAAAAGAGTATTGATGAAGCATATGCTGATATTCAGACTGATGATTACTGGAGACAGGCTAGACTGTATTTTATTGAAGATATTCCGAAGATGGCTACTGATCTTGAGGAAAAAGGAGAAACTGAGAAAGCTGAAACTTGTAGAAAAGTTGCTCAGGCTTTCACTGAGTCGTTTACTTATAAAGATATGGAAGAGTGTTATGAACTCGGAAAGCTTAAAGCTAAAAAGATTCAGATTGAGAAATTTGAAAGAACTTGCAAAGAGTTTAACTTCAGTTACCAGAAGTCTAAGAATATTATTCAGGATATTAGCCTTGCAGTTACATCTGTAGATAATAATAAAGAAATTGGAGTAGATTGTAGTATTGATATTATCAGAGAATTCTTCTGTATCTTCATCAACTACACCAGATTCAAACATATGGATCCAAATAATATTGTAGATCATACATTCATGTATTACTTCATCCAGAATCTCATTACAGTTGATTGCTACAATCCGAATAATGAAGATGATAAGACATGGAGAGATAACTTCATCATTGTAATTAATAACTTCCTATCGTTGATTAAGTCTAAACATGAAGAAGAAAAATAATATATTGGGTAAGAGGTGATTCTCTTACCCATCTTTTTTGCCTTTAGAAGTATATCCTTTTCTTTTCACATACTATTAATTCAATAAATTATTGTGAAAGGAGTTGAATGAGATATGTCAGATCATCATGTTGACTCAATGGATATAAATTACTCTGAAGCAGCTAAACATTATCTCCAAACCCATGGGTGTTATATAAGCAATGCTCCAGATATTAATCATAAACCTGGTAATGATTTGATCAGTGATTGGTATTATCCTTTCCCCGTTTATCCAGATTATAGATTTGCAGATGCATATGAGAATGATAAAGAAATTAAATTTCCAACAGAGTATGAAACAGAAACTAAACCATCTGGTATGAGATTTCCATGTGATTTCGAGATCTTATCGGAGGATATGCTGAATCTTAAGAATCTCCCAGCACCAGTAGTAAACGATAATCCTGATGATGGATGGAATTTTATAAATAGAGTAATATCTCCTTATACAGGATTGGTTATACAAGCTAGACAGAAGAAAGCATATGATATTTCATTTGTAAAACCATATTATGAAAATGATGAACGCAAATTAAAGTTAGAATTTCGAGAAATTATAACAGGACATTTTTTATCCGTAGCAGCATTTGATGGATGGAATTATCATATATTCAGAGGATTATGTGTTGCTATTCCATCAGTACCAATTCCGAAAAAGAATAATAGACCCATCTATACAAGATCTGTTCCATATGGTAAATGTATGACAGAACGAAAGTTAAATAAACAAGAAGATGATTCTCATACAAATGTAAAACTTGTATTGGATGTATCAAAAGAATTACATGGAGAATATGAAATTGTTCCATTGGGACAAATCATTGATATTGAACCATTTGATTATATTTATGATTTTACTATATATGAACCACAATTCTCAATTAATCATGATGATTGGTTTATTGGCGAAGATAAAGATACTAATGATCTTTCTAAAGATTTTGTATATGTTCCGATTGGGGAAGTTCTTCCACAGAAGTTATATCATCCTGTAATAGAGCATCAAGGACCAATTGGATATAAAATACATTAATACTGTCGAAAGGAGATTTACATATGCCAGATATTAAAATTGGTGAATTAGATATAAAGACTAATGAAGAAGTTAGTTCTGAAGATATAATGCTAATCGAAGATGCAACTGACACTAAACGTATATCTATTGGTGATCTAAAATTAGTTTTTAGTGCAGATGATAAACTGAAAGCTATTCAGAATTCATTAAC